ACAAGTACTTTTATTGCACCTAAGGTTTACTATCCTAACGCTTAATTATGACTACTTTTGCTTCAGGTAAACATGCACTGGCTATTTCAGATAGATCTGGGTTAGCTTTTCCCTATTTAGAAATGGTAAGGGAATGGAATGGTGCGTGGGTTCATTTTTCAGAATTTGAACCTAAACAACCTCAGCTACAACCTAAACCAACAAGCGCGGATCCTCAAGCTTTACAAAGAGCAAGACCAGCAAGAACAGCGTTGCCTACTCCTGCTCCTTTAAATAATAATCCTTTTCTCACAGAAATTGGAACGACGCTAATAGTGACACAAACAAATCATAACCGATCTAACAATGACGCTGTGAGATTTTATCAAGTTAAAGATCCGGTGGGAGGAGTAGCAGTATCTACTTTTGAATTAAATACTACTTTAGCTACAACTATTACAGCTACAGATACTTCTATTGTATTAACCGATGGCTCAGAGTTTCCTACGTCAGGATATATTGTTATTGAAGCGACTGATACAGACACGACTTCTTTACAATATGGAAAAATTACCAGTGAAACAATTCAGTATACCGGCCGAAGCACAAATACTTTAACAGGCTGTACTCGAGGAACGGCAGCTCCTTCTTATGGAGCGACTCCGGTTTCAACGACAGCGGCAGCCCATACTTCAGGAGCAAAAATTTATGGCTCTTATAGTATAACTAAGATTGATGAAACTCGTGTAGATGATGCTGGTACCACAGTAACTTTTAGTAATAAATTTAGTTTTACTTTAGTAAACGCTGCCACTAGTATAGCAACAGGAGGAGGATTTTTCGTTTTCGGTGGACCCGTAAACGATAGATCATAATTATGGCCGGATATACACTCTCAGCATTAGAATCTGACATTAGAAGTTATACTGAAGTAGATTCAAATGTATTAACTGGTGCTATTCTAAGCAGATTTATAGAAAATGCAGAATTTAGAATTTTCTATGATGTTCCAATTGATGCATACAGAT